GACTTCACTTTTACGTTAAGAGATGCAATATCCATACTTTATTTCTTTCTAAAGGATCGTAACATATTCATTAAAGCTAGTGCTTTTCGTTTCTCAGCTTCTTCGTCAATTTCATCCTCGTTATACAGGGAGAATGGACGTTTCCGTGAGGGGTCTGTTGCTTTATGATATTCAGAACAATAAGCTTCAGACATTTTTCTAAGTGTTTCAATTTCCCATAAAGTAAGAGACAATTTATTTTCTAAACGCCATGCACGTTGTTCTTGCCAAGAGATAGGGATTAGCCCCATACCTGTAGACATTGCTTGACCCATATCAAAGAAAAAGCCAAGCATCGGACTGAACGCAGAATCGAATTCTGGCAATTCAGCGTCAGCTTGGCTTTCGGAGTTAGCTCGTAACTCCTCTAATCTTGATTGGTTTTTTCCTTTTGGGACAGACGAATACCATCCCAATTGGCGTGCGTAAAGAATTAAATTATCTCTTACTTCTTGAAGAAATTTGTTTGAATGCTCGCAAAGTCACTCACTTGATCACGAATCCAAGATACGGTATCATCGCTATACATAGCTTTGAATTGTTCTTTAGATTCTACAGGGCCATCATATTCCAGATTTTCCGAGCTAGAAGAGATAGCTGCGAGGAATTCAATCGATTCATCTTTGCGCTCTTGTAAGGATGCTTCACGATTGCCACGCTTCTTTGCTTTAGCCATTAGTACGTCTACTGCCTTACGATGTTGAGCACTAGAAGCACCATAGATAGAGATAGTAACAGGCTTGCCGCTGTCCTCCAGTTCCGCCCCTGTCTCTGGGTCAACCAGATTTAGAGTTGCGATTTCAGCATACGATTTAGCTTTTGGGTTAAATGCCATTGTGTGTTTCCTTTACTTTGTTTTGTTATTGTGCTATATTTGCACATGTAGATCAGTTTGCCCTCTGCCGAAAGCTCCCTGTTAAAAATACTCTGAGATTTGGAATACGTTTAAAAGGGAGTCCTATTTCTAGGACAGTTTCCCCTAAACAAAAAGAGAGGCAGTTTCCCCCTCTCTTGATGTCCAGAGTATATCACAAACAGACAATCAAGTCAAATTACAATTATACAGACAGAATTTCGTTGTCAATTGCCACTTGAACGCTAAAACCTAAGATGGAGTCAGCATTTGCCACGTTAGTTTGATTCGATGCTACCACACCAGTGAAGTAATCCACCTGACCTAAAGCGGTTGGATAGACAACTTTAAATGCAGTGGAGGCGCGGGAAGTGAAGAACGAACGCAGAGCAGTTAAGCCAGCATCAGTAGTACGAGCACCTTGCAAATCCATTGTGCCATAATCCACGGAGCCAGTACGTTTCACAACAGCCGAAGTATCAACTGGAATGTGGGTAACGATGTTAGTCTGACCACCTAAAGTACCGAAGTTAGAAATTTCACCTACTTTCGTCCAAGTAACAGCAGCAAAACCAGCACCATCATAAGTAGTTGGTTTGGTTGCGCCAATGTAGAAAGAAGTAGTGGCGCTAGTAATCGCCAAAGAGGTTGCTACGGGCATTATTATTCCTTTACAAAATTAAACATACAGATGAGCAGTAACGCCCGTTCCACCTGTCACTGCAATAGTGCCAGATAGGAATGCAGAGATAGTTGCTAGATTCAGAATCACAGTGCCTGTAGCAGGGACAGTAATAGCTTTACCAGCCGAAATATCTACAGTGCCACCAAAACCCGCAGGGGCAATAGTAGTGGCTGTAGAGCCATCGATTGTTACAACGACTGGAGAGCCTGTGGTGTTATACAGTTCCAGAATGCCAGAGGACACCGGCAGCACATCAGATGCCGATAGGACGTTACGAGTTGCTGTAACAGGGCCATTAGAACCTGTTAAAGTTGTCGCTACAAGGGTTGCCATTTATTATTTCCTTTTAAAATTACATTGCAATGTATTTTAGTGCTAAATTTAAGCACAAATTTTCAGGATTCTTGACGATATTCAATCGTAATTGGAATCACTCTGAAACCACTATCAATCATTGCCTTACCAATTTGAGGATGACTTTCAATACTCACAGTAGGGAATGCTTGTTTATTATAAGAAGGGTACAGAGAAGCAATTGCTTCAGCTAACTCCTCAACGTGTTTACTCCCTTGACCGTCAGGAGCACATACGTCAATTTGCACCATCCCGATTGTTCTTTTTCTTACAAATTCCACATCCGGGTTAGAAATTACTTTGTTCAAGAAGAATATTCTTAAATAGTCTCCTGAAGTAGGTTTTGTGAATGCTTTCCCCTCCCACGCAACAGGGATATTATTAGCAGTAGCATATGTTGCTAAAGGAGATTCTAATTCTGTTCTAATTGTCATTGTTTGAATATCCCTTTAACTTTTACAACTGCATTTCTAAGAGGAGCATATGGACCAATAAATCCGGAGTAACCATCTTCTTCAGGCCATCCAAGATATTCCACACGGTCAGCATACGGAATATTGTTTGTTAAAGATATGAATTCATCTTTGCCGAAGAAAGCCTTGGAATGACGGAGTAATTCGATTCTACCCCTACTCATAGAGGCTTTCTCATCAGGAATTGTCCCCACTGTAGAATCAAACTCATTGACTGCTACATACCAGCTATTAGCAAACAAACCTGTGGCATAAGCTCCGGGGTAGAGCGCACTATCTTGGAGTGGGGAGTAGTCAACAGCAACACTAAAGAATATAATACATTTGTTGATTATGTCATCAGAGATTGCTTTTTTCGCTTTAGCATTAAACTTAAAAATATCATCAGCCAACCCCATATATCCTCGCAATTATACAATCAAAGTTGTTTTTTGTCAATTTTTGGTAATATCTTGAATAAATTGATAAGAGCCTTTATCCACTGTGAAAACAACACCGGCTTGATTTGTCAATTGGATATCATAATAGAAATATCCTACATTATCAGCCTGCATAGCTGATGGGGAAAATTCTACAATACCACTTGTGGGGTCATCCCAAGTGCCTGTTAATTGATAAACTTGCGTTGAACTGTCAATAGGATTATTTTGTGTACTTAGTGTCATTACAACAGTAGAGCCAGTGAGGTCAGCAACTTCACCATTTACAGAAATCAATACTCGATCCGCCCCTGTGTCACCTCTGTATCTTTTTATAGTCATATGACCTCAATTTAATAATGTTGACGAGTAGAGATTATCTAAAACACTTACAGCATATTCGTCAGTAATAATTGTAATAGAAAGCTTATCTCCAATTTTAATATATTGAATTCCGCCAGAAGATGTAGCACTAGTTGTGGATACACCAATAGCACTAGCAACAACACCCTTTATAGCTTGGGTTACAGATTCAACACTCGCGCTACCGTTTGAGTTAGCAACAGTAATTTGAATAGCTACAGAGCTTGCATTTACATTACTAAAACCTACCCCGTTTCCTGTACTCTGATTTACAGAGTTAGTATTAGATTGTGCAGCACCAACCCCTAAAGAAGTTCCGTTGGAAGGTATTACGGAATTCACTATTGCTTGTGCCGAACTGCTTCCCGAGACACTACCCAAAGATTGAGTTATAGCATTTACGATAGCTTGTACACTACTCAACCCACTACTAGAGCCATCTGCACTTATTGTGGTTGTCCCTGAAACTGTTTCGCCATTTACTGTGGACGTACCAGAAGCAGAGCCAACAACTACCCAAATAGATTGTGTACTAGCTGCTACAGAGGAGATTGACGAAGAACTTCCTGTTGTGCCATAAACAGAATTTGATGTTGATGTAACAACAGATGTACTAGAAGAATCCCCGGAAGAATTCCATATAGCCCTTACAACAGAGCTTATTGCACTACTGCCAGAGGAACTTCCATCTGATTTACTAATAGCATTTACAGCAGAGCTTAAAGTGGCAGTCCCTTGAGAACTTCCATTAATAGGCCATAAGGCTCTAGCAATAGCTGCTGCTATTGCAGTGCTTGTGCAGCTTCCGCTTGCGGATATAATGGAGGAGGACGTTGCTCCTGCAATAGCTAGGAAACGCCTATCAGGATCAGCACTATACACTTGCCAAGGATTCTTTGTAAGTGAAATTGCAGCAGAATCCGATAAGGCTCTTTTGATTGCCATACCCTGTACATAGTCTGTACGAATACCCCAAACAATAGATGTTGCACTAGCTGCTGTGGAAATTGTGAATCCTGAACCACTCTTTGTGCCTATGAATTTTCCATTGGCAAAGAAACGTGCGCCTGATTGATTAACAGAAGCACAGATTGTAACTACATCACCATCATTAAGACCGCTTAATGTCTGCTGTGATGTTCCGTTCCACGCTCCAGCCCAATCACACCCAAAAGTTATGCTATTGGATGTTTGACTAAACACGTCTATTGAATGCTGATTATCTACCCTGAAATTTAACCATTGGGCAGAGATGGAACCTGAACGGAAAATAAAGGTGCTGACCAGTGTAAATTCTGTAGCCCCGTGCAGTAAACCTACAGGGCCATTATAAGTCACGCCGTTGTCAGCCGAACCTATCACACGAGTGCTAATAACCCCCAACGGATGATAACTTTTAGTGAAGTAATTGTTGGTATCATTAATTGTAGCTAGACGATTAGATACTACGTCCCGCAAATTCCCGTTAGGGCCAAAAGTTGTACTGTTAGTTCCTGAAACCCACACCACTCCCTGTGTCACTGGATTGTCTAAGTCTAGGCGAGGTGTTCCATTTTGCGGTTGCTGCCTAGCTTGACGTGTTGGCAGAGCAATCGCCACCATGATTACACCACCGTACCAGAGATTTCAGACGTGTAGACAGTGGCAGATGTTAGTGCCACTCCAAGGTCATTCTTAATTACTACGTAGAATTTAGCTGGAATATATCCAAGGGCTGCAACCAAACTGAATGTTCCGATTTGCGTTACGGACGCCGTTCCAATAGGGAGAGTTCCTAGGAAGCGAAGATTAGGTTCATCTGTCGTAGATGTTCCACTGGAAGGGCCACTTCGGAAGTTAGTACCGTCTAAGGAATCTTGAATGAATACTACAAGTTGTTTATTACCAGCGGGAGTGTTCGTTGTTGCTGCATCAACCTCGATAACTACATCAAGAGGTTGATTTGTAGTACAATCATACGCTGTTGTGTTTCTTACGTATGTAGCACTAGCTAAAGTTGACAAACCAGTGTACGATAATGATGTACGGGTTCCTACTACTTGTTTTACAGTTGACATTACACTACTCCTGCATCTCTTAGATTTTGTTCTGTGACGTAGCTAAGTCCGAGTATTTCCGCCCTTGAGGCGGGTTGAAGGGAGAGGTCTTTGATTTCAGCGGCTTCTCCGGATGTAATCACCCCGGAAGCGGCAAGGATGTCAATAAGACCTTGTGTTGCTGG